TATGAGCTTGCAGGAACAGAGCAAAAGTTATAAACCATTCAACTACCCTTGGGCTGTTACGTATGCCACAGAGCATGAGCGTATCCACTGGATTGAGGATGAGTTAGAGTTACAAACAGATGTATCACACTGGAAGTCAGGCGCACTATCGGAGAGCGAGAAGAACCATATCACCCAGATCTTGCGGTTATTTACGCAGACAGACGTGGCGGTTGGAACAAACTATCTTGAGTATTATATTCCCAAGTTCAAGAACAATGAGATTAGAGCCATGCTCACAGCCTTTGCTTCTCGTGAGTTCATCCATCAACGAGCATATGCCTTACTCAATGACACTCTCGGACTTCCGGAAGAGGAGTTCACAGCGTTCTTAGAGTATGAGCAAATGTCTGCAAAACTGGAGTTCATGTCCGGATTAGACGTAACTTCTATAAGCGGTACAGCCCTTGCAATTGCACGCTCAGTGTTGAATGAAGGTATGAGTTTGTTCTCAGCATTTGCGATGCTACTTAACTATCAACGCTATGGTAAGATGCCGGGTATGTGTACTGTTGTTGAGTGGTCAGTACGTGATGAGTCACAACACGCAGAGGGGATGGCTAAGTTATTCAGGGAGTATTGTAATGAACATCCACGAATCGTTAACGACGATTTCAAGAAAGATATCTACGAGATGTTCCGTACTGCAGTCAAACTTGAAGACAAGGTTATTGATCTTGCGTATGAGATGGGTGACTTGGAAGGTCTGTCGTCGGCAGATGTCAAGCAGTACATTCGTTATCTCGCAGACAGACGACTACTGCAACTTGGTCTCAAGACAAACTGGAAGGTTAAGGAGAACCCTCTACCGTGGATGGAGGAGATTCTTGGAGGTAGCTCTATGAGTAACTTCTTTGAGAAGCGAGTGACTGATTACAATGCACATGGATTAGATGGAGATGATTGGGGATGGTAGTACAGTTTAGTTTTTGGCACGTCTTTGGACTGTCTGTTGAGTCTGTGGAAGCACAGCCTGTGTACGGTCGTCAGCATGGAGAATCAGAAGAAGACGCAACTATCTACTTCTTTGATGGATACATCTTCAATATACCTTTTGTAAAGATTATGGTCGGCAGTGTCTACGGACTTGTTGACGACTGAACCACCCTCCAGTGGAACTTGCCCCGCTTCGGCGGGGTTCTTTTTAGAGGTTAACCAAGTTAACCTAGCGGAGTGGTACTTGTTCCTCTAGTCCTCTCTTCAAGATCTCCTGATTGTAGAACTTACGTGCAACCTCTGGGTCTTGCTTCCGCAACTGTGCAAAGTATTTCCTACGCACTGCGTTCTGCACTTGTCCTGTAATCTTATCAAGTAGTACCTTACGTCTAGAATTAGTTGCATTCCTGTATGTCGCTGAGTTAATAAAGCGATCTAGTATAGGAGTCAGCATCTCAGCAGACATCATACGGAACTCACCAAGCTGTGCTGTTGTTAAACCAACGCGCATAATGGTATCTCCTACACGCCCCTTTGTATAGTTCAGATCAGCAAGCTCTTGTTGTAGCATTGTCTCTGGCCCTGATGTAATCCCAAAGCCAGTAACTGCCTGTGTAAAGTTAGTCTCACGCGGACCTCCAATTGCACCGTACTCCACTGGTAAGTCTTGACGCAGGAACGGGAAGCGTTGTTGTAACTTCTCGACGGGTGTTGTTGCAAGACGTTCATATGGATCAGTTGCGCGGGCAACCATGTTTAATACTGCAGGAGACAGTGGACGTAATGTAGATGCCATGAATGATTCAGCATATCGAGCAGGGTCTGACATAACCTCAAGGATATTTGAGAACCCTTCCATGAATGACTTACTTAAGATGTTTGCCTTGATTGCTACAAGTGTAGGCTTTGCCGCTTCATCCAAGAATGACGCATCAAGATCAGGGTTCTGAACATACTCATCGGTTAGACGTAACAAGTCAGCCGCAAGACCAAGCACTGTAGCGATAGGTTCAATCCGCTGATACGAAACCCAACTATCCCCTATCTTAATTGAGAAAGGTTGAATGCCTTGATCCTTCCATGCTTGCGCTTCATCTGCATTTCTAGGAGAGCCAGTGATATTACCACTAGCAAACATAGCACCGACTCCTGCAAACATTGTAGCCCCTAGAATCTGTCTAGGAATAAGCTCATCATTAGACATCTTGACAGGCACTGCACCCTTCAAATAAGCAGGACGTAATGCGTAACCTAGCCCAGGAACAAATGATGTACCTTCTTTTAGGATGTTCCATGGTGTCTTAATGAACGGTACAAAGTAAGCAACGAATGCATGGTCACGTCTAATATCCTGTGCCGCTTTAGCCGCACCGAACAAGGGAGACTGAAACGTCTGACGTAATGCAAACTCTTTGATGCTACCGTATGGAGTCATGTCATCATCTGATTGACCAAAGACTTTACCAATATCCATCTTCATGCGGCCAAAGACTTCTTCAATCTCATCAGCCTTAACTTCATCGACTGATCTCAATGAGTCCTTACGATACTGGTTATACAGATCACGGTATGATCCAAGTCCTTTTGCTTCATCCTCACGCGCCTTGACAGATGCCATCTGTGCAATCTTCTGTCTACGAAAACGTGCCTTACCATACTCATCAATTGCAACTGTTGCGCGAGTAGGCCAACGGATAATCTTGCCACCAAACTTAGATGGAATATGACCTGAGATATAATCATAGGCTTCATCCATATACGCTTCAAACTCAGTAGGGTTTAACCCTTCCTTCTGCATTTGAGCAGTGAAGCCTTTAGTTAATTGATCCATTGTGGATGTGTTGTCTGGTTCAGCAAATGCTTTTGCCGCTTTAGTTGCGGCAATCTCTTTGATAATTACCTTACGCGCTTCTGCTGTACTGACACCTAGTTGACGTGCAAGAGATGCAGATGACCTGTTTACATCAAGAGGATAACCACTCTTCCATCCTTGCTTGAGGAACATAATGTCCGCACCAAACCCCTCCATTGCCGCTTCAAACATAGCAACAGCATCACGTAGTTCACGATTAGGTTTAAGTAATTCTCCTGCCGCATTACGTGCTCTGTTAGTTACACGCAACGTATCAGTCAATGCACCAATAGCTTCAAGAGTTGGTGCTGTAAAGTTTTGAACACCAATAGAGATAGCGTTTGCAATAGGAGTACCAAAGCCTGAAAGGTAACCGTTGATTACGCCTTCAAGAAACATATCCCTAAATCGTGTAGGCTGAGTAGCCTTGTTCAGCCCTTTGCGAATAGCAACACCTAACGCTTTCTCGCTCAGTAACGTATCTGTATTGTCAATTAAATCTAAAGCCGAATTAACATTTGTATTACACGCATCCGCTACTTCAATAATGATTGGCTTTGCCATTAACACTTAACTCCAAAGATATCATCAATTGGTTTGCCTGCTTTAATCTTACCGGCATTTTGCTTTCGCTTCATCTTGATGTTTTGAATTTCTTTTAACGCATGGGATGCACGAGTACCATTGGTATCAATTGCATCAGCAATGTAAGAGTAGAACTGTAGTTCCATAACTGAGTCATACTCTTCTTGCGTCCACTTGTTAGTCCTGAATGAGCCTTGTCTACGCATTTCTCTCATTGCCTTATATGTGGCACGTATACGTTGCTCTGCTTCCGCCCTCAGTGGTTCTAAGATTCGTTGTTCTTGTGCATTGAACACCCGTCCTTTGCGAGCAGAATCCATCAACCATTCAACAATACTATCGTAGTCTTCTCCGATTAATTGACGTGCTTCTATTTCTAGTTCAGGGTTATCTTTGAATGTGTATGAACCAAACTTGTGACCCATGAGATCACGTAGCCGTACCTCAGCCGCACTCTCTCGTCCTGCCGCACGCCTTAGATCAGCATCAGTTTCATCAAAACCTTTTGATCCCGCAGGCTGTTTGTTCTTAAGAGACCATGCAGTAGCAACCATCTCTTCTTCATTCACACCCTCAGCAACCTGCTGTGCAAACTGCTGTTCAGGACGTACACCTGCAGAACCTGCAGACTCACGCGCCTCAGTACCCATACGTAACGGAGCAAACTCTTCTGCTTCATCTGTTGGAGGTGCTTGACGTGGAGTAACTGGTGCTTCTGTGACAGGAGTAGGTTGTTCAACTGTTACATCATCTGCAACTTTAACAGCACCTGCTTCTTCTGCTCTGGCTTGATTATACTTAATACGTACATCAGGACTGAGTTGGTCAATAACCCCACGGCGTAATGCATTGAGGTTTGCTTGTGCTTTGTTACCTGCTTTAACATCATCCAAACGCTTTGTGATTTTATCTGCGTCTTTCTTGATAGCATCAAGTTTCTGTTGTGCTCGCAAACGTAGGCTTTCATTATTCTTAGCACGAGCTAGATCTGCTTCTGCTTGTGTGACTTTAGCCTTAGCATCCTTAGCCGCTTGGACTAATGCACGATACTCATCCCTTGTTTCTTTTGCAACAGGACTCAGTCCTCTTTGTGCTTGAGTAACAAGTTCAGACTCTACTCTTTGTGTAGGTGTAGCCGCAGGAGTAATGACTTCATCATCTGCAACTTTAACAGGAGGATCTACCGCCTCTGCCGCATCTTCAAGTGCAGCATCTACGCCTTTCTCAGTGTCTTGCTTTGTCGGAACTTTGATATCGCGGGCAATAAACTTAGATAATGCACCACCTAATGCGCCTCCAAAGACACCACCAACTGTAGTGTTTAACAGACGACTATCACCAAACTCTTCAAACACTGGCTCAACAAGACCACCTGCCGCACCTGCCGCGCCACCTCTACCTATACCAGTAAGGACTTTACTACCAAATGCAATAGGTTTTAAGAATGCCGCAGGAAGAGTAACAGGATCAAGCATATTACCAATGAAGTTACCGCCGTAACCTGCAATAGGAGACTGCTCTAGTTGTACTCTACTTCTAAACTCATCTTCATATGAGTCTTCATAGAATCCTAAACCAGTAATATTAGAGAGACCTTCAATAGAAGACTCAAGCCCCTCACCCATTTGATTAAAGAATACTTCACCTGATGAACCTTCAGGTAAAAGATCAGTACCAAGTTTTAGCAGGGTATTGTTAATCTGCTCAGGCGTTGCAGTGTCAGGAAATTTAACTTTACCTAGGACTGGATGATCAACAGTAATTGTCATTGGACATTATCCCATATCAAAGGTGTAACCTGCGTTTGGATCTTGATTTCCTTTTCGAGTTCCGTCAGGATTATAAGTTTCTCCATACTGTTTATCCCATTCATCTTGCTTTTTAGTTTTGCCACCATAAGCAGGACTTGGAGGTCGAGGTTTAACTTCACCCTTTGGTTTTTTTTCTGCTTCAGTTTCAGAACTTGCAACTCCGCCTAACTCTTCAATGTCAGGGACTAATCCGGCTTGCTTATTATCATCTGTCAAGAAATAATATTTATCCCCGTAAAGACCTACTCTTGCTCCAGTTTTAGTTGTTACAATAGCGTCTGGTTGTGGTTGATTAGTGTCGTCAGTTGCACCACCGCCTTGCATAGCTTGATTAAATCTGTCAAGATATTCTTGTCGTTGTTCTTTTGGCACGTACACATTAGAAACTGTAGGCGTGGTACTTGTTGACCCATCTAGATTTACAGTAGTCTTCATTGTTAAGATTGGGACTTGTACTTGACCTGCTTGAGTTTCTAGTTGGGCTTGTTGTGCCGCTGATGTTTCACGAGTTTGAGCAGTAGTACGGAAGTCATCTGCACGAGCTAACAATTGTAATGCTTCATTAGAAAACCCTGCTTGGTGTAATACCTGTGCCGCCGCTGTCATTTGATCAGGGTCACTCATGTTAACATTTTGTAATGTAGCTTGAAGTTGACGCGCTCTTGTAACGTCAGGAGATTCAGCACCTCCTCCAAACATACCTTCAATTTGCTGACCCATTTGCATACCTGAACGGCGATAAGGATCTTCAATTGCGGCAATTTCTTTACGTCGAGCTTCTTGCTCCTGTTGCATAATTTGATCAGGAGACATACCGAATAATGATAATACTTGATTACGTGTTTGTGCCATGTTAGTCTCCGAATGTTCCGCCTACTTTGTATGGATCATTGTAGTTCGCAAACAATCCTCTTGCTGTTCCAATTTTATTAGTTAAGCCACTACCAAAACCACCACTTGCTGTACCAAAGCCTCCTGAGAAACCTCCGGCAATGCCACTAATAAGATTCTGTTGGTTCTGTTGTGCTCGATTCTGTGCTGAGACCGCATCAGAGAATTGACCTGTTGCAAGTTTACCCGCCATCGCCGCCGCGTTAGAGCGTGCAGTTTCTGCGTCCAGTCCTTGAGACATAAGTAATCTTTCAAGCTCGCTAATCTGTGTACCTGCACCAAGTAATCCTTGAGCAAACTGACCAAGCTGTGCCTGCTCACCAAATGCTTGAGTACGTGCATTAGCCGCAAGCTGTGCAAGAGTTTGTTGCTGTGCTTGTCCAAGTCCTAACGCATCAGGCTGTACCATACCAGAGCCTGCTCCTAAACCTGCACCTTCACCCGCAAGTCGGAGACCTAAACGTCCACCGCCAAATAACCGTGACTGTAATGCTGTAGCCTGTTGTTCAAACTGTGGTTGTAGTAACGCCGCTTGTTCTCCATACACTTCAGCGGCTCTCGCTGATGGATCAAACGCCGCCGCCCGTGCAAACATATCACCTGCACCACCAAGGGCTGTACCCATAATTTGCTGATATGGAGCACTGAGGGTTGTCTGGTAACCACTACTAGGATCATACGATGTAGACCCAGTTGCAGATGTTACAGTGTATGGTTTAAAGTATGTTTGATCTGCTCGCCGTTTAGCTTCAGCAATAGCTTCACGAGACATACCCATGCCACCGCCAACGCCGCCTCCGCCGCCTCCGCCAAATAAACTACCACCAATTGAACCACCTAGTTGCGCTCCCATTGGGCCGCCGACCATGCCTCCTAAAGCTGACCCTGCAATTGAGCCTACTGCGCTACCCATTTGTATATCTCCACATAGGTCTATCTATTCCGTCATCACATGACAATGTTTGTATATATTTATAACCAATAGACTGCACGAACTTCTCCAACTTGGGGTTGTCAGTCAAACAAAAAAACGGTTGTCCATGCATCATCTGTAAAAGTCCATGTACTTGTTTAAATTCTTTCTTAATACTTGGTGTCCACTTGTGTACATCTGCGTGAGTCCAAGTTCTATCTGCAAACCGTTCAAAGTAAATCGTGTATGCAGGTTGTATTGCTACTGGTGTTTTTATCAAACGCCATCGTCTCTACGTAGTGTGCCGCTTACTCCACCGTTATGTGATGTATTAAACCCTGTGACAGATTTACCGGAGTATGCATCAACTTGAGTTCCGGGGCTTGCGCTACCTACAAATGTTCCATCACCTGTAACCCATCGGTAGCCTTCTTTTAAATACATTCTATAGATTGTATCTGTCCCCGGCCCTTGAGCATAGCTGTGTGAATGAAACGCATCTGTAATTTCTGTTGTTAATCCAGATACCCAGTTTTCAATATCAGAAGAATCAGGAGCAAGGTTTAATGTAGTCAGTGTAGTCTCTGAGCTAAATGCAGGACTGGTCAGACCAAACACACGAGTACCGTTAAAATAAACATCTCCCGGTGAATTAGGCGTACTTACCGCAGTACCGTTAAGATATACTGCTTCTTGATACCAATCTAATACTGCACCGTTTACGACAATAGCCATGATTAGTCCTGAGTGTAAATGTAAAGATCACCACCAGAAATATAAATTCTTGCACCACCTTTGGTTGTTTGAGATGCATACTCTAGGTCTGGAATAGCATCAACAGCGGCAGTAACAAAAGCAGTGGTAGCAATCTGTGTTGTATCTGTACCTGCTGTAGCTGTTGGAGCTAAGGGTGTACCCGTCAACGTAGGTGATGCAATAGGAGCATAAGTATTATCAACAAATGCTGTTGTTGCAATCTGTGTTGTTGATGTTCCTGCAGAAGCTGTAGGGGCCGTAGGTGTGCCAGAGAGTGCAGGAGAGTTAGTGTCTGCCTTAGAGTTAACTGCTGTTTGAATTGCATTGAACTCATCGTCAATCTCTGTACCCTTGACAACCTTAAGTGGGTTACCTGTAAGCAATGCATCTTTAGAAGCAAAGTCTGTTGATTTAGTATATGCACTCATTAGATTGTCCTACCTTGTTTAACATAGACATCCATCTTTTGTATTGACAAAGCACCACCGTTAAGGTCTGCTTCAAATCCTAATTGTAATACTGATCCACTGCCAGATCCTGGAGCACGTACTGTGTCAACCAATGTACCGCCTGAGTATTCACCAATGTTGTACTCAGCTACGTTATACTCATACACTGTACCTGTACGTACTGTTAGTGGATAGGAGTTGTACTGGTCACTGTAGTCGAACCCTGACTTAACAACAAAGTCCTGTCCTGTGGCTCCAATGACAGTCATAGACAGACGTTTGAGTATCTTTGTTTGCGATGCCGCACCAAGATCAAAGTAGTTTGTAAAGTACACCATACGATATGACTGACCATTGTCTTGGTATCCGGCATATCTAGCAAGCCCATCCGCATGAGTCATGTATATTTCACCGTCAAATCCAAGCCATTCAGTAAACTCCATGTTGTTCCAGATGGTTACACGAGCCGATCCATCTTCTAATGGCGCACGCATATCAAAACAATACACTTGTTTAGTTGTTGGAAACGCAAGTAAATAAAATGCGTTTGTTGCTGAGTATGTAGATTTAATATTAGCAGGTGTCTCAGATTCAATTAACTGCACAAGATCATCACGCACGTTCTTTGACAAGTCACGCATTGGTGTTGACTTCTCTTGAATGACTCGGCCTAACGACATCAAACCTGAGTCAGACAAGAATAAAATATCTGTACCTGTGTTCTGTAAGCTGTCTCTTGCAATACAACCAACACCGTTAATAACTTCTACCAGTTGCAGTGTCGTAGGGTCAAGGTAAGTTTGAGCAGTATCACTGTCGCCAAAGATAATAATGTTGTTCTTACAGAAGATAATTAAGAAACCGTTGTGCGCTCCTAATGCAATAATCTCGTCATTACCATTGACAAGAATACTTGACAGATCTAAGCTACCTGCTGTGCCTGAGTTCCAACGAGTAGGATCAAGCAAGTCAGTCCAGTAAACTGTGGTAGTGTTCGTTGCTGTATCTGCTGTCCATACTCGACCATACGCAGACAATGCACAGTTACCTTCAATCGGTGTACCAGATGCTGAAGGAGATGCAGAGATATCTAAGATAGTTCCAGTAACCGTATCAAAGTACAATGGCTCATAGTTCTTTTGGAACAAGTACGCCGCATCGTTTAATGTAACAGCTTGCCAGTTACCTTCAGTAATTGACTGTGATCCTGAGTAGGTAATAGCGTTAAGCGTACCTGCAGAGTAAATATAAAAGTTTGTATTTGACCACGCACCAAAGTATTCAGTTGCATCAATGTCAATAAACCGATGCATACCTTGAAGACCAACACCAGTAGACTCATCAAGAAATTGCCAACCTTTTCTAGCACCTAAGCGTCCAAACTTATCAATCACACAGTTGGTAGCTTGTAGTGCAAAGCCAGACTCAAGCGTAATACCAGACTCTTGGGTGTTTAATCCAAAGAAGCCCGGTGCGGCAATACTAGCTGACTGTAAGGGAGTAGCCATTTATACTGTCCAGATAATTTCTTCAGGATGTTTAGCTGAATCAAATGCAATTGCATCGTTCAGTACACGTTGTGCTGTGGCGTAGGCAGAGTTTGCAGAAGCACCGCCATCCTCACCACGCTCTTCGACTGCTTTAGCATACGCAAGCATTTGCACTGGCTTTTCAGGAATTAGTAGTACGTTACTATCTGCTGTCAATTCTGCTTGAGGCATGATTACGTTAAAGCGTAAGTTAAATGCACCATTAGGAATAGGATATAAATCTACTTGCGTATCACCATCACTAGAGATACCATTGAATGAGTAGTACCTAGGTGTTCCATACGCAGGAGTTTGATTCAAGAACCAGTTATTAAACTCACTTGCAGTACGATAGGTCATAAAGAAGTTGCTTGTGTCATTCACAACATCCAACACTTTAAATCTATTCTTAGTGCCGTTGAGTTCGTAGTTGAATGTACCAGACACAGTGGTTGCTGACAACGTAGTACGTAGTGCTGACCAGTTCCAAGCGTTTTCACACTCTTCTTTTGCGTCATTGATCAACACACCAATCAGAGTAGAATACGCAGTCTCGTTTACTGTAGAGACAGTACGTTCTCTCAAGCGTCTGAGAATATTGTTTACTATTTCAAGATACGTCATTTGCGTTTCCTACTTAAGAGATTAATATTATAGCACACTTTTGTGCAAATGTCAACCCCTACCACTTAACTTTATCAGCCCAGTATGCCGCTGACATTTTACCTTTACTAATGTTGCGTCCATGCCGAGCTTTAAATGATGCACGTTTCTTACGCATTGCTTCAGACTCACCTGCTTTAGGCTTGCCTGCAGTCTTAGCACCTTGCTCACCAAACCGAATAGTCTTTACTTGATCACCTTGTTTAGCCACTACAACGTGTGACTTCTTAGGGTGATTAGGAGTACGCTTTGGTTTGTTGTAACCACTAACACCTGCTCTTGCGAGGCGTGAGTCTTTCTTTGTTGGCATTACTTACCCTTCTTCTTGCACTTACCTGCTTTCTTACAAGCGGCAGGACTCGGGCATCCCTTACATGGTTTGAATGTTGACTTACCTGCTTTCTTCATTGCAATTGCCACAGCTTGTTTCCTCGGTTTACCTGCTTTGATCTCTGTGCGTATGTTGCTAGAGATTGTCTTTTGACTAGAACCTTTCTTCAGAGGCATTACTTATAATTTCTAATGTTTGCAGATGAACAAGAACCTTGGCCGCACGCAGATGGTTTCTTTTTAGCAGGCTTCTCCATTGTTTGACGCAAAGAAGATTCAAACTTTTTCATACGATCATCTGCACCCGGATCACGGTGTTTCTTTTTTGGAGGTAAAGTCTTTACAGTTTTACCGTCAACTTTAATTGCTAATGGCATCTTACTTACCTCTTTTAGTAACTTTAGTTTTAGGTTTCATATAAAAACCTTTTGCCGCTGAGTTTGGTTTACTCTTAATTTTAGGCATCGCTTTTGCTTTACCACTGCCTTGAGTTTTTGCAGACATAGACTTAACTGCGTTAGGTGAGCCTTTTTTAGGATCGTAGTTTTTTTTAGGCGGTTGTTTTTTCTTTGGTGGGATAGTCTTTTTAGTCTTTCCATCAACTACAATTTTTAATGGCATGATTATTTCCTTAATGTTTCCATAAGACCTTTACCGGCTTTGACACCGAATGAGGCCAGTACAATTACCATGAGAATCTCATGATACCAAATCGGCAAAGTTGCCAATGCGTTGAACCCCGCTTGGATATGTCCTACCATGCTTGGTATAAAGACAAGTATCAAGGGGATGCTGAATACTATCGTTAACCACTCGTCTTTCCACGAGTTCTTGGATGACTCGGCCATGATGCGTTCCCAATCCGCTGTGGACTGTGCCGCTGTTTTCAGTGCGGTGGCTTTGGCCTCTGCGGTGGCCTTGGTTGATTCCGCCTTGCTCTTGACCCATGTACCTGCCAAGTCCGTGATAGCTGTGACTAACCCAATCATGAGGCATTTCCTGTTACATCCGTCTGTACACACACTGCTTCATAGTTTATCTTAGGCTGTGGTGCTGTTGCCATGAAATACTCACGGGCTTCAAAGCACTCGTCCATTGTTGCAAATGGCCCTTGAGGATAGACAGCGTAGCTATCAGACTGAATTAGGATTGCAAATAATAACCACATAGGTGACCTACTGTTTACTGAGCCAATAGAAGATGTATATTACCAAGCCAATGGCTGAGAGAACGCTAACGCCCAAACCGATGCTAATACAAATATCAACAATTTGTTTTTTACGTTTAGCTTTCTTGGCTTTCTCAGCTTTCTCTGCGGCTTCACGGCTTTCTTTCATCTTACTCTGGTAGTCTAACCAATCTGTCCATAACCCGGCTCGCCCTTGCCAGATCATCATTTGTTTCAGAGCATCCTCATATTCTTTAAGTTGCTCTGTGGCCATGAACGCTTCAAGGTCAGACTTATATCCGTGTTCATGTGCTTTCTTTTGTATCTCAGCCTTGAGGCCAAAGTAGTCTGCTAGTGCCTGTCCTGCTTCATACAGTTCTTTACCATTGGCGATGGTTTCTTTGATAACGCCAAAGGCCGCATTAGCGGCGGCGAGTTCAGCTATCATCGGGGCTGTCCTTGCCCAATAACCTCTGTACTGTCTTTGTCTCGTAGATCCTTATTGCTGTCCATACTAATGTAAACAACGCCGCCATCGGAGGCAACAGTTCACCAATCGTTCCTACCACAGTGACTACACTTAAACCGTCTACTAAAGTTTTCGTGCTTTCTGTTGCCATCTCTTTCACACTCCGTCCTTAGCTGTCTGCTTCTTGTATGGTTAGCTCACCCGCCTCAACCTGACGCATGATTTCTGCGTAGTGGCGGTTGGCAGGGTCTAGTGGGACTGACAATGCCCTTGATGGGTTTGTATTTAAAACTACATACACCGCAGTATTTTCTGTTTCTGTTGGAGCCTTTGTGTATTTTGCCAAAACAATATCCATATCAACCCCTATAACTCATTATCAATAGCAACAAAAGCACTAGCATTATTGCATAAGAATTCGCCACCATTTCCCGCCGTGCTAGATACTGAACCACTTCCTTTATATAACGTACAAGATTGTGCGCCTTTGCGAGTTAAGCCAAATGAATCAAATTGATCGTTTCCGCTTTCACGATAGACACGATAAAAGTATGTTCCCGTTACCTGATCTAATGAATATGATGTGGTTCTTTTTTGTACTTGAAATTTAACAGGTAAATGAAAACTAGTTGAGGTGTAGTAATTACCACTACCTATACAACCGGAAGAGCTATCGGCCCCATTTGCTAAAACTTCATAATACCTCTGACACAACGCAAGCTCCTCCCCGAATGAGCGATGCTCGAAAGGTGTCGCAACAGAGCCGACTTCTAGTTGGACTCCGGTGAAATCAATAGTGCCCGATGTAAGTGCTGATCCAAAATTAACTTGTAACATTAGGCCATTAGTAATTGTTGTGCCACTTACATCAGTTGTTGCAGTTAATCTGGCTGAACTACCGTTAGCAACAGTTCCCAATGCTACTCCACTTGCAACAGTTGTATTACCACTAAAGTTATCTGCCGCTGTCGGATGGTAGTAATCAATAGTAGGACTAATACTTGCACCAGAGTTGTTTTCTATATAGATGGAGAAAGTAACGCTGTTGCCGTTAATCTGAGCAACATCCTTACTCTCAATACGATAAATGTAATAAACGCCTGTGACACCTGATGCACCTGTGTAACGGCACATCTTCTGTGTTCCAATACCACTGATTGCATTTGTTTCTTGTGAGACTGTAATACCGCCACCGTTTGACTGAGATCGCACCCTATCTAGCGTATACGTCCCTGTTCCTGCACCTAACGTAATACTCGTCCCACGCTGTGCCACCTGCATCGCACCATTGATGATGAGATTCCTGCGCCCCAACGATGGAGATGCAGTGGTCACCACCGTCCCGGTTGATACGTCATCTGCTACGTTGGCTAAGTCTCTTGCACGAGTCATCTCTTACTCCGGCTTTGTAGGCCAAGTTACGTCATCTAAAGAAGTTGCTGTGTCTGTGATGTCACGCAGTGCCTGACGGTATGCAGTCTGTTCAGCAGTCATGGTCAGATCAGATGATGCCCACCAGTCAGTAGCGGCAATCAAACGATCACGCTCTGCACGCAATGCCTTCATAGGCTCTGCCGCTGTAAGCTCTGCTTGCTTTGCAGAGACTTCAGTCCACGTTACGCCCCAGTCTGCTGAGTTAGCTGACTCAATGGCACTACCATTAGCGTCTGCTCCAGTGACCTTGCGGAACATTTCGTTGAACTCTGCCTCTGTTGTAGGCTCTCCACGGAGAACC